GCTGCGGCGCAGGCTGCTGTAGAGGAATAATAAGATAAGCCCTCGTAACTAACGAGTTAGGCGGTAAGTCTCTGATAATAAAGAGGCTTGCCGCCTAAGTTGTTTTTAGGCGGTCTGCACATTCTGCATGATTATCGTGCAGAATGTGCAGGGTTTGCTTACCAAAAGTTACACCAAATCGGCATGATGCGCTTACCAATGCTTACACATGATTTTTGAATAACAAAAAATACAGAGACAATGGCAATGTTTAAACCAGTAATCAGGAGACCGCGCAAAGACGGTTTCTTCCAAGTGTATATCCGGGTGATGCAGAACCGCAAGCCCGGATACATCAAGACCGACAAGGTTGTGACCAAAGACTATCTCGACAAGAATGGGGACATAACGGACGCTTTTGTGAACGAGTATTGCATGAGGCGCATACTTCGGTTTACGGAACTGCTCAACCGCGTGGATAGTTCCAAGTGGACGGTCAAGCAGGTAATCGAATATGTGACCAAGGAGGACGAGGACTTGTGCTTCTCTGACTATGCTGCACTTCACATAGACCGTATGATTGACAATGGACAGGTGCGGAACGCCAAGAACTACAAACTGGCGTTGCAGCACATGGAGAGGTTTGCAGGTACCAACAGGCTTATGTTCGGACAGCTGACATCGACATTCGTGAACCGATGGATAGCTACGTTGGAGCAGACGCACAGGGCAAAGGAAATGTACCCTGTGTGCATAAGGCAAGTGTTCAGAGCTGCCATCAAGGAATACAACGACTACGACAACGGCATCATCCGTATCAGGACGAACCCTTGGGGCAAGGTGAAGATACCGCAGGCGGACCGCTCGACAAAGATTGCCATCAGCCCGGAGGAATGCCGACTGTTCTTTGCCGCTCCATTGCCGGAAACGAAGTTCATTGACCCGGTGCCAGAGATTGGGCGTGACGTGGCCAAGATGATACTTTGCCTTGCAGGTATCAACACGGTTGACCTGTTCGAAATGCCAAGGGACGGCTATCACAACGGAATATTATGCTACAACAGGGCGAAGACGAAGAAGGTACGCACGGATGATGCGTATATCGAGATGCGCGTGGAGCCGGTTATCCAGCCATTGGTGGAGAAGTACAAATCGCACGATCCAAACGACAAGTACTTTTTCAACTTCCATGAAAGGTTTTGTGACAGTGACTCTTTCTGTGCTTGTGTGAACAAAGGCATCAAGATGGTTTGTGAGAGTATGGGCATCCCGAAAGCGAAGCAGTACAAGGCATACACGTTCCGGCACACATGGGGAACAGTGGCGCAGAACGACTGCAAAGCATCCATTGACGAGGTTGCATTTGCCATGAACCACTCTCATGGGCGCACCATCACACGAGGTTATATCAAGCTGGACTTCACACCGGCGTGGGAACTCAACGCTAAAGTGATTGACTTTATCTTCTTCAGCACACGCAGGAGCAAGCAGGGAATGGCGCGAGACGTTGACGAACGGAAGGACGCTTTGTTCCGCATAGCACCGAAGTACATGATATATGCCCGGGCCTACTTCCGTGGTGAGGTTCTGGCCGAGGTGAGCGACATCGGCTTCAGCAACATTGACGAGATAATATCACGGCTGGCGGCGAAGCTGCCGGACAGCATCCCGGAAAGATGTGCAGTTCAATTCAGAATTAAAAACGTTGACACGGAACGTGAGGCGGTGTATGAACGCACCAAAGGTAAGGGCTTTTAATTTTTGTCCGGCTTTGCAATTGCAAGGTCGGACATTTTCATTGTAGTATCTCAGGAAGTAAAAAAAGAACTTCAAACTCGAAGTCTTTTTGTCGTCGTTGTTGTCGTATTATACGACGTAAGGAGTATAATATATATCTATATTCCTTTATCCTTTATGTTTATATAACATTCGTTATATCTATACGCGCGCGCGAGGAAAACCCCATAGGGGATATTATTTGTGTCGAGTTTTCTTCTTTTGAAAAACCCCTTAGGGGTTTCTAAAATAACCCCATAGGGGTTTTTATTCGCTGTAACATCTTAAATGTCAACGAATAACGGCATTTTATGTTTTTCGCTTTTTGTCATAGTTCATTAGGGTTTAAGCATGTTCTTTACAATTCGTTTCAGTGGAGTTTTCTGTTTTAAGTCGTTGATTACTTGGAAATTTATGTAGTTGTCGAGGGGTTTATTTACGGTTGATTTTCATGCAGTTTAAAAAACGGGTAAGGGGTTTTATAAATAACCCCATAGGGGTTTTTGTTTTGCGTTTTTAATAACCCCTTAGGGGTTTCTAAAATAACCCCATAGGGGTTTTTATTGAAGAGTATGAAATAAAAAACGACCCATCCTCACGGACAGGTCGAAGCCTAAAAAAACTATGAGTAAACAAAATGAGTCGGTCTAAAAGTAGATGAAATAGAGACTGGCTTAATCGTCCTCGTCGTCGTCATCTTCTTCTTCCTCGCCACAAAGGACGCGCAGCTTGTCTTCGATTGTGCGTACGCTGACGTGTGCGTTCATGTCAACGTCGATAGCCTTTATCTTTGGCGTGTGGAACTCCAGCAAGCGAAGCTCGGCGTTTACGCGATCGTCCGGGGCGAGTTCTGCCATGTCAAGTTCAAAGTCGGACATGATTGTGGCTTTTCCGTTGAACTTGACGTTCTTAGGCTCGAAGTAACTCAATGAATGTGCGCGGATAAACCCTTTCAGAGGGTTCTCCTTGTTGGGCGTGCCTTTCTTGCGCCCTCCTGTTTTCATACCTTTCATGTTCTGTTCTCCTTATCATGTTGTGGCGTGGGCGTTGGTGGAGCGTCCACGGCCTTGTGATACAAAAGTTAAAAGTCGTGGGCAAAGATACCTTATTAATTTAGCGCACGAATTATAACTTTTGAAATACAAACGATTATGGGACTGATAGGAGCAGCGGTAGGAGCCGCAGGAAGCATCTTCGGTGGCATCAGCGCGAGCAAGGCGATGAAGCGCATGAAGAAGAATGTCGAGGCGCAACGTAAGGCTAACCAAGACTGGTATGACCGCAGGTATAACGAGGACGCCACACAGAGGGCGGACGCGCAGAGGATACTCACCCAGACGGAGCAGAGCATCAAGAACCGCAACCAACAGGCGGCAGGAGCGCAAGCCGTGATGGGTGGCACAGACGAGAGTACGGCATCAGCCAAAGCCGCCAACAATCAAGCCTTGGCGGACGCAACGTCACAGATTGCAGTCAATGCAGACGCACGCAAAGACCAGATAGAGCAGACGTACAGAGCCAAGGACGATGAGTATGTGAACCAGTTGAACCAGATAGAGCAAGGCAAGGTGCAAGCCATTGCAGGAGCCGTGCAGGGCGTGGCAAGCGCGGCATCGTCCATGCCGTTCTAAAACTTAAAGCACAACGAATATGAGCACAGGAAATCCACCTAAAGGCAGTGCCGACTGGCTTGCAGAGCAGGACGGAGCGGACACCACTCCCCCTGCCAAAGGTACGCAAGCATGGGCAGAACAGCCACCACAGCCCGAACCTGCCCCGAAAGGCACGGAGGCATGGACGGAGCAGCACAGCGGAGAGAACGCCCCTGCACCGACAGAGAGCAAGCCGACACCGCAGACAGATGTCGCCCCACCTGCCGACAAGGGCTTGGGCGTGTCTCCACAGAACAATGCCGATGCCGTCATGGGCTACGACCAACAGATAGCGGCATTGCAGGAGGCTGCCAACAAGACCAAGCCCGAAACCGAGGAGGAGCGCAAGAAACGCGAGCGCAGGGAGAAGTCGAAGAAGATAATCGCAGCAGTCGGTGACGGTCTGATGGCGTTGAGCAACCTCTACTTCACGACACGAGGTGCGCCCAACATGTACGACCACAAGACCATGAGCCAGCAGACACCCTTGCAAGCGCAGCTCGACAAACTCAAAGCCGAGCGTGAGGCCAATGCAGATAAGTACTTGCAGTATTCCCTCAAAATAGGAGACCTGCAGAACGACAGAGCCAAGACACTCCGAGAAATGGAGGCCGAGCAGGAGCGCAGGAAACTGGCGAGGGAAAAGGCACAGCGCGAGCAGGAGGAACACGGCTGGCTTGCAGCCCTGCAACCCGACAAGCAGCGTGAGCAAGCAGGAAAGGCCTCGAAAGCCGAGCAGGAGGCCGTTACCGCAAAGGCGGAGGCAGACAATGCTCCTGACCTCTACAAAGCAAAGGTTGATACGGAAAAGGCACGAGGCGAGGCACAGCGAGCGGAGCACACGACCGCTCAAATAACGATGAGTTTAGCGCATGGGACGAGAATGGACGCGAACACAAGTTCAGAACGGCAGCAGCTGCGGAGGCATTTGCTAAACAGCATGGTACGTTTGAGGAAACCGATGTCACCTCTACAAGCACTACGGACAGTGAAACCAATGGCAAGTCCACTACGACTTACAAGAAGAAAAGTGGTTATGCCAAGCGCGTAGTGCGTCAACCTGCGACAAAACCAGCACCGAGACCGCAGCAGGGGTCAACATCATATAAGAATACAAAAGCATTAGGATTATAAGGATATGCCATACGATAAAATAGACCAACTCTATGACGCATTGAAAAAAGACGGTGCAGTCAGCAAGAGCCGAGAGAATTTTCGCAGTAAGATGCTTGCTCCCGGAAAGGAGGGCTATCAGAACCGTTTGCAGCTTTACAAAGCTCTGAAAGCAGATGGGGCTATTGATAGTCCTACATATGAGGAGTTTGCCAAACGGTTGGGACTTCATGCAGTGAATAACACACCTGCACCAGCCCATCCACAGCCACAGAAGCCGACCGCAGCCCCGGCACAAGCTGCCACACCTGCGCCAAACTCGGCTCCAGCAACGCCACAGCAGAAAGACAAGCCGCTCACCCCTGCACAGCGACAGGCGATGATAGACCAAGTGCAGCAGATGCAGCAACAGACGCAAGCCATGATAGCCGACACCAACGAGCGCATGAAGAACATGAAGGAGTATGGCGTTGGTCTTGGCTTTGGTCAGACAAAGAAAAGCGGTGTGAAGTACAATCCACGTACAAAGAAGTTCGAGCAGACCTACATCACACCGACTGGCAACAGATACAGCAGCAAGGCGTTGGCTGATGCAGAAAGCTTCCGTTATCGCAAGGCTGCAAGTGAGCCTCTTGTCCTCAATATGAACGACCAGCAGGTGAACGACGCTCAGAAGCCAGCCAATGCAGCCGTTGCAGCCTTGTGGAAAGAGGCAGAGGCTAAGTATGCAGCCGACCGCAACAAAAATGCGGAGGACGTGTACAGCGGCAATCCGTGGCTTCATGGAGGGCGTGAGATGCACATTGTCGATGCAGCCACCAACTCACACAAGAATGAGGTGTCGCGCCTTACGCGCTTTGACCTGCAGAAGATGATGGACAATGCGTGGGGACGTGTAGGCAAGCAGATGACGGCATCATGCTATGCGCTGCTGAAAAAGCAATACCCCACCGCAACCGAGAGTCAGTTGCAGAACTCGGCATCGGCAATGGCTCGTCAGTTGTCTGACAATGCCGTGTACAAGTATGCCGTGGCAAAGAACACGCCCAAGAGCACCTTGGAGTTCTTCGCCAAGACCGCAGCCGACATGAACCTATTACGCACTATCAACAAGGGACTGGCACGGAGCGAGGCTGGAACGACAGGCGACATGGCCGCATACGAGCAAGCGATGAGCGACTATGGCAAGAACCACCGTTGGGCGCAGATTGGTGGTACTGTAACTGGAATGATGTTCGACCCTACCACTTATATTTCGGGCGGTGTCGGCTCATTTACAGGTAAGACTGCACTCAATATAGGCGGTCGCATCGTGGCGAAAAAAACAGCCACCAATGTAGGCGCACGATTGTTTGGCAATACGCTGACCGGGCGTGTCGTGGCTGGCATGGCAGGTGGTGCTGGCAACCTTGGCACATACGAGGGCATCAAGGAGGGCGAAAGCCAGTGGCTGCATGGCGGACACATCAACCCACAGACAGGCGAGAACGAGGGATATTCGGCAGGTGATGTGCTGAAATCGTCCCTGCATGGCATTTGGATCGGTTCACTTACAGGCACGGCATCGCCATTGTTGGGCAATGTGGCTGACAAATGGGTAAAGGCAACATCGAACACGGCAGGTAAGGTGGGTATCCGTGCAGGAGAACTTGCCACATCGACTGTGGCCGAGGGTACAATATTCTCCATTCCAGAATGGATTAGCGGTGATGGCGATGCCATGGACGTGTGGACGGACAACATGGCCATGATGATAGGCTTCAAGGGACAGCACATGATAAAGTCTGCCCCTCGTGTCATTGCAGGGCTGCGACCTATTGCCGACCCTAAGACCATGCAGGAGCGTAACCATAACCGCATGAACTTTGTTGAGAGACTACGCAAGCAGGTGGACGCAAGTCCGCGTGACATGGCTTTCACCAAGGAGGAACGAGAGGAATTGCAGAAGTACGGTTATGGCGACCTTGCGGCACTCTTCACACGTACACCAAAACAGCAGCCCAAAGCCAAAGCAAGACCCAAGAGCACGGACGGAAAGGTAATGTATCTTGACATTCCCGAGGCCGATGTTGAGGATTTGGGCAGACAATGGCTGAAGAACCACCCCGAATTTGACGGCTACGAGGCAATGGAACGCCTCATGCAAGACCCGAATGTGAGCCAGAGCGCGAGAGCCAAGGCGTACTACATCCTTACCGGGCGGCAGTTGCCGATGGGAACGGTTACCGGGTACACCACCGAAAAGGACGAACACGGCAATATATTCGTGAAGTCCGTTACAGCCAATGGCGAGGTCGTAACGAATAGACGCTTTGCAGACGAGGCATCAGCCAAGAGGGAGCAGGACAAAATCATGCGACAGGCCGAACTCAACAGCGTTGATGTAGGTGAGCGTTACACCGAGGCTAAAGCCGACAACAAGGTGTGGGACGCAGCTGTTGAAGCCGTTGCCCCCGGTGCTGACCCCGAAACCGTCAAGCGCAACTACCAAGCTGCAAAGCAGGGAGACAAGGACGCAATCGCCAACTATGGGCAGATGGTCGATGCCATTGACAAGTTCATGGAAGAGAACAGAGGCATGGCAGACGCAGAACGTCCCGAGGCTATCCGTGCAGCCATCAAGGAAGAGACAGGCGTAGATGTGGACGCGGCCATCAAAAAAGAGCCGAGCAAGCGCACCGAGCCAGAGCAAGCAGCCGTGGAGGACTATCTGAAACGGCTGTTCCCCGAACAGAACCAAGAGACAGAGCAGCCCATGTCCGACGACGAGGCAGGAGCAGCTGCCATCTATGACCAGTCGCGCCTGTTGTGGAATAAGGTGGAGCAAGGCGATGCGGACGCGCAAGCTGATGTTGATGCCATCATCATTCGTATGCAGGAGGCATACAAGGAATGTGAGGACGCATTTGGCACGGACGCAGAAATGCGCATGGCAGAAATGGAAGATAATCCGTGGGCATTGGCCAACGACCCAGAACTGACAGACGACCAGAGGGACGCTGTGCTCTACTACATCAATGCCAAGGCTGCAATGGACGGTGTGCAGGACGCATCGAACGATGCCTTGGAAAACAAGCGCAGGGAGGTTGCCGCCAATGTGGAGCGACACACCCACAAGGACAACGGCATTGTGCAGCCAGCCACCATGAAAGTGGACGACAAGCCTGTCTATATCGTAAAGGGTAATATTGTTCCTCTCCCCGATGGTTCGGGCATTGACGTGCGCAATTCGGATCAGAGTATTGTTATATGTGATGCAGAGACTGGCGAGTATAAGTTTGCCAGCCCGGACCAGCTGTTCTCTCTTGGTGAGGCCATCGACCCTCAGACAGAACTCGATGAGGCATACGCAAACATTCAAGCCGAGCATGAAGCCATACTTGGTGGTACAGAGAAAGGGGAAAGTGTACCAAATTTGGAGGAAAGCGTACCCGAAACGCCCGAAAATGTACAGAATGAGGGCGAGAATGTACAACAGCCCATGACTGACGAGCAGTTGCATCAGTATGCCCGAGGTGCTTTCGATGAAGCGACACAAGGCAAAAACGGTGTATCTCTTCCGCAAGAGCAGATTGAGCAGTTGCAACAGCACAATCAACAGATGTTGGAGCAGGAGCAGCAGCGCAAGGAAGATGAGGCAAATCGTCAGCCTACAGCATTGGAGCGTGTTCCCATCAACGAGGAGACACAGGAACCTATGTTTGAGAAAGCCGATAAGGAGACAGCTCTTGATGCGCTCAACGAGATTACGGGTGGAAATGAGGCGAATACCACAGCCATTGTCAATGCGCAAGTGGAGCAAGCACAGAAAGCCCTTGATGCTCTGAAGAAGAAACAGCCGACCAAGAAAGCACCGTCCCTCAAAGGTTCGCCTATGGCGATGGTCAAGGCACAGCAGGAGGCCGATGCCAACTACAATGCCGCCATGGAGCAGTACAACGCACAAGTGGCGGAGGCAGAGGAGACACTGGGCGCATGGTCGAGGATTTACGCCCTTATGAACGAGCGTAAGCGGGCAATCCGTGAACAGCGTGAGGCAGAGCAACGTGAGCACGACAAGCAGATGCACGATGCAGCCGTGGCGCAGGTCGAAGAACAGAAACGCATTGCGGCACAGAAAGCTGCCGAGCAAGCCGAGGTAGGCACTCATGCCGTGAACCCGAAGATAAAGGCCAAGTGGAACGGAGCCGCCAAGGTGGAGGGCAATCCAAACGCACTCACCCTTGCGGACGGTTCTATCATTCGTGGGCATTACGTTCTCACCGAGGCAGGAGCCGCGTCAGCAAGCCACGATGTGAACAACGCCTTTGAGCCGACCGAGGGTTTCCCCATTGACGAGAACGGTGAGAGCGTGAACGACCGCGACTACAAGCGCGACACGGACGCACAGCGGATTGTGAGGGACATTGCCAACAATTACGACAGCCGCGCCTTGCAGTCGCCTGTCATCGTGAGCAAGGACGGTGTAGTGCTTTCGGGCAACAACCGCACCATGTCTGGCGACATTGCAGCCCAGCAGGGAACAGACAAGGCGTATATCGACCATCTGCGCGAGTTCGGACAGATGTACGGCTTCACTCCCGAGCAGATAGACGGTATGAAACATCCGCGTGTGGTGTTCGTCCCGGACGAGCAACTGCCCTACGATGCAACCACATTCGCGCGTTTCAACGCTGAACAGCAGAAGAAACAGAGCAAGCCAGAGCACGCGGTGAAACTCGGCAAGATTGTCCCCGACAATGTTTTCACGAGCATCACCAATGACATCAGCCGCTTTGACCGCCTCTCGGACTACTACGCAGACGACAAGGTCGTATCTTCGGCTATCAGTCAGTTGCTCGGTGCAGGAGTCATCAACGAGATGCAGCTACCCGAAATGCGCACTGGCAATTCGTTGTCGGCCGCAGGAAAGGAACTTATCGAGAATACGCTTATAGGCAAGGTCTTTCAGACTTCGCCCGATGCCGTGCGCCATATCATCAGCACACCCACATTGCGCCAGTCGGTTATTATGGGCTTGAACGAGATAGCCCACAACCGAACATTGGCCAAGAGTGGCTACGACCTAAGCAACGAGTTGGGCGCAGCCGTTGACCTCGTGGCAAGAGCCAAGAGCGCACACCCCGACATTTTCAAGGACGGAATGCCTGTGTCGCCATTCGGCAGGGAGCAAGGTCTGTTTGATGATGAATACGGAGACAGCCGAGTGACGGACGGAACGACATTGTTACTCGCAGACATTTTGAACAGCGGTAAGCCGAGCGACCTACGCAAAGTATTGTCAGCTTACAACGCCCAAGCCACTGCCCCAGCAGGTGGTCAGTTGGATATGTTCACAGGCGATGTAACCTCAAAAGAAGAAATACTCAACACCATTAACGAACATTTCAGAAATGCAACACCAAGAGAACAACAAGCCCTCGTCGATGCAGCCATTGCAGAACGCAAGCGCATCGCAGAAACCGAGGCAGGACAGCGTGGAGGAAACAAGGCAACTGAACAAACTGAGGATGCTGTACAACGCAGTGCAGAGCCTCAACAGCCAGCAGTAGCCGAGACCGAACCTGCCAAGCAGGAGGAGACTCCACAAACAGAAGAACCCAATACCGACACCATTGCCGAGGAAGAGGAAGAGGCATTGCGCAACCGCATCACCGAAACCGATGAAGAGTGGACAGAGCCAAGCGCAAATGGCGACATCTACAAGCAGAAACTCCTCATTGACGGTAAGGAAGTAATCAAGGTGGACGCTCCAGACGAGAGCAAGAACTATCCCGGCACTTACTACGAGGTGGACGGCAAGCAGTTTGGCGACCTGCAAGAAGTGGTCAGACACCTTGACGGAGCGGAACAGCCGTTGTCAGCCAAGATAAAGACCGCATCAGCCGATGTGAACACCGAACCCACAGAGGCACAGAAAGAGGCCGGCAACTACAAGAAAGGCCATGTGCAGGTCGGCACGTTCGACATCACCATTGAGCAGCCGCAAGGCAGTGTGCGCAAAGGCACGGACGCTAACGGCAAGCAGTGGGAAAGCAAGATGCACAACACCTACGGCTACTTCCGTGGTACGGAGGGCGTGGACGGAGACCACATAGACGTGTTCCTCTCCAACGACATTGACGGTTGGAACGGGCGCAAGGTGTATGTGGTGGACCAGTACAACCCCGATGGCACGTTTGACGAGCACAAGGTGATGCTTGGCTTTAACGACATGGACGAGGCAAAGAGCGACTATCTCGCCAACTATGAGAAAGGTTGGGAAGATGGGCGCAGGATTGTAGTGTCTGCAACGAACCTCGAAGATTTCGAGAAGTGGATAGACAGCAGCCACCGCAAGACCAAGCCGTTTGCGGAGTATGCAGGGGTGAAGAAAGAAACCGTGGCCAATACTCCTGCAAAGGAAGAGGCGGCAGTACCTACCGACAACGCAAACAATGCAGCCTACACCATCACTCCTGCCACCTATACTAATAAGAAAGGTAAGACGAGCGATGTGTCATTGCTCACTTTCAATGATGAACTGACAGCCGACCAAGAGCGTGCAGTCAAGGAATTTGCCAAAGAGCGTACAGGTGAGGGACGCTTTGCCCCTGCACGCGGTTGGAAAGACCGTGAGAGTGGTGGTTGGATGTTCCGTAGCGAAGAGGACGCACGCAAGGCCGCTGAAATGGTTGGTAATGAGGAAGCCGTTGCAGACAACCAGCCAATGACAGCGCAGGAACTTCGCGATGCAGTGGAGCCGAAGAAGCCAACGACAAAGACCGCAAGCAAGAAACCTGCAAACCGCGTAGAGGTCGCAGATGTGGCAGAGCAGAAGCCATCAGAGCCGACTAAAGCTGAGCAACCAAAGCAGAATGGTGAGAAGAAACTTGTCATTACTGATGAAATGAAGCATGATGAGGACATTCTTCGTGAATTGCTTGGTATTGGCGATGAAGAGTTGGACGGAGGCATAAAGTTCCGTGACCCCGATGCGATGACCTCTCAACAGAGACGTTTTGTGTACAATGCAGGTGTGAACTACTCATTGGGGTATATTGACCAAGGCTTTGTGAAATTCCCCGAATTTGCAAAGGCAATGGTCAGCCGTCTCGGCTATAAAATCAAGCCGTGGCTGAAATCGTTTTATGAGGGTGCAAAACGTATTCCTGGTTATGACCAAACGATGTTTACTCCTACAGAGGAGGTTGATGCCTTTGATGTGGAGAACTTCGACAAACCGCAACACGATGTGCTTGCCCAAGCCGACATGATTGTTGAGGAGGGCAAGGCACAGACCGCAGCCGACAAAGCAAATAACGAACTCAAAGCAATAAGAAATGAGCAACGAAAAGAAAATGACAAGCAAACAGAAGCAGATACAGCTGCTGTTGCAGAAAAAGCAGAGGCTACTGCAAGCGAAGCAGAAACTCTCGCAGAAACTTCAAGCGACAGACACGAACTCAGCGCAGCCGCAGAGAGAGTAGATGACAGTCTCGAAGAGGTGAACGAACAGCTTGCCCTGCTTGGCTACTATGAGGCCGACCATGTGGAGAAAGACTTCAACGAGGCATACGGTTATATGCGCAATGCCGAGAAGAAAGCAGTGAACGATGCCGCCAGACTTGCTGGGCAGTTGGTGGACGACCTCGGACTTGACCTGTACGAGGCTACCCATTCCGACAAGACCGACAAGAAAGGCAACCGCAAGGCAAAGCCGTTGGCAGTAGCGAACATTGCCCCGGCAGGAGGCGATGTAACCATACACTTGCCGTTGGCCGAGGGCAGGGAGTTGTATGTGAATATCCAACTTGAACCAGCTTTCGATAAGGGCGATACAGACAGAAGAGGTGATAATCTTGAAGTGACAGGTATCATGTGCCGTGTGGAGAACCCGAACGCAAGCGGTAACGACCGCTACGGACAAAACATGTGGTTTGCAGAAGATGTTACCTATGACGACTTGCTGAAGAATGTGCAGCGTGCCACATACAAGTATATCCCCGAGCGCAGCAATACCAAAGAGGGAGAATACAAGGTAGGCGACAAAGTGCAGTATTCTCCCGATGGCAATACATGGCATGATGCGGTAGTGGCACAGCCTAACGAGTTGGATGGCATACGCATAGACACAGGCCAAGCACCTGTCATGTGGGTAAATGCCAACCCCGACCAGTTGCGGCACAAGGCACAAACCGAGCCACAGAATGAGGACATTTTCCAAAAGGCGGAACGCATTGCCAAGGAAGCACGCGAGAAGAAAGCGGCCAAGGCTGCATCAGAGCCTACCACTACTCCAGCATCGACAGAGCAGCCGAAACCAGCGATGAAGAAAAAGGCATCGAAGAAGAAAGTTAAACCAGAGCAGCCTGTAGGTGATTTGTTTGCCGGGTTGTTCGATGAACCAAATAATAATGAAACAGCAGACAGCAATAGCAGTAGCCCAAGCCAAACAGTGGCTGGAGCAGAACGCCCGGACACCGTGGGCATTGATGAAACTGGAACTGATGGAGCAGAACGCACCACAGCAGTTGCAGGAACTGACGGAGAGCGGTCAACTGATGCAAGCCGTGGAAACGGACGAGAAGCAGCTGACGGAGCAGTACATGGAACTGATGAGGTCGGGGGAATACAACCACCAGTCGGAAATCGGGGACGTGATGAGAGCACAGCTGATGGAACAGTTTCCAACGGAGCCACAGATGAGCGTGGACGAGTTGCTGGACCGCGCACTGTTCAGACAGGAGAGATTGACGGAGGAGGAAAAGAACTTTCTTCGGGAGAACCTGCCAGCTCCACTGGCGAGGGAAGTAGACCTTCTGCCGTAAAGAAGCAGCGTACACCTGTGCGCAAGTTTACAAATAACTTCCATTATGGAACAGACGGCAATGAAGCCGACAACTACACGCCTGCACAGCGTTTGGAGGGCAACGTGTCAGCCATTGAGGTAATAGCCAAACTCTTCAAAGAGGGACGTAAGGCCACTGATGAAGAAAAGCAGATACTTTCTCGTTTCCGTGGTTGGGGACAGATAGACCAGTTGAGCAAGTTCTATTCTGTTGACCAAATGCGTAGGGACACCTACGGCAATTCGCCATACCGCAGACTTGCCAATGCAATCGACACGCTTGACCCAGACGGCAAGAAAGGCGTGTTTGCAGGTATCAAGCGAGCTGCCCTATCGTCATACTATACCCCGACCAAGATTGCAAGTGCGATGAACTCTTTCCTTTCGCTTGCAGGTTTCAAAGGCGGCACTTTCCTCGATCCTTCAATGGGCAACGGCATCTTTGAGGGAACACTTCCCAAAGACATTCAAGAGCGCACAATGATAACTGGCGTTGAACTTGACTGGCTTTCGGGACAGATTTCACGCGCCCTTTATCCAGATGCTGATGTGCGCATTTGTGGCTTTGAGAAGTCGGAACTCACACCGAACTCGCAAGATGTGGTGACAAGTAACGTGCCATTTGGTGACATCGAAGTAAACGACCCGACATGGAAGAACGACAACAGTCCTGTTAAGCGGTCGGCACAGAAGAGAATTCATAACTACTATGCTGTGAAGATGCTCGAACTTACACGCCCCGGCGGAATTGTTGCCATGATGACAAGTCCTGCCGTGATGGACACGCAGAGCAACCAGCATATCCGTAGATACATAGCCGAGCAGGGCGAGTTCCTCGGAGCTGTCAGACTGCCAGACAACACATTCCAAGGCACAGGTGCAATGGCCGACATTATCTATATCCGCAAGTGGAAAGATGAAGAGGATGCGCAGAAGACACGCGAGAACCCCGACTATGTTGCACGAGAGCAAGCATTTCTGTCTTCCGCTGAGACCACTGCACCCAACAAGCGCAATGGTGAGAAGCAAAAGGTGTCGCACAATGCCTACTATGCGAGCAACCGCAAGAACATGATTGGCGACGTAGTGGCAGGTAATCAATACAATGATAAGAGTTTCGGCTTACATAGCGAACTGACCACCGATCAGATAGCCAAGGAAGTTGAGAAAGCAGTAAAGCGTATTGTTGGTGACCGCAAGGGAATGCTCTTTGACACCACACGAACATCACGCGAGGTTAAACAAGCCGTTCGTGAGGAGTACAAGGGTGATGGTAACTGGGTAAGTACTGGCAACCTTGTTATTCAAGACGGCAAGGTCGGTGTGCTGACCGCTACAAAGAATGAGTATGGCGAGGTGACAAGGGTGTTTGAGGAGCAGCCACAGCTGGCTAAGCAGAAGAAGCGTATCATTGCCATGGGAGAGGTACGTACCGCTATGAAAGAACTCATTGCAGGGCAGATTGATGGACTTTCGGACACGAAGCTCAACATGCTACGTGCCAAGCTCAAACGAGCATACGATGAGTTTGTCAGCAAGTATGGCAAGTTGCAGGACACTGACAACGCTGTTGTCCTGAGCGACATTGACGGCTATACACTGCAAGCACTTGAAGTATGGAAAGGCGGCAAGTTCCAAGGACTGTCCGACATCTTCACCAAGAACACCATCAAGCCAGCCCTCAAACTTGAAGATGCCAAGACACCGCAGGAAGCCATAACCACCTCGTTAGCAGAATATGGTGAAATCCGTGGCGAGTATATCGAAAAGACGTTGGGCGCAGACTGGTTTGAGCAGTGTGGCGACCTTGTTTTCAAGGAGCCTAATGCCACAGACCGTTATGTAACACGCGATGAATACCTCAGTGGCGATGTAGTAGCCAAACTGGAGGAGGCAAAGACCGCAGCTGCAACAGACCCGACCTTTGAACGCAATGTCAAGGAGTTGGAACAGGTGCAGCCAACCACTATACCATTCGACGACATCACAATACACCTTGGTGCGCGATGGATACCGCAAGAAGTACTCAACGATTTTGTGAAAGAGACCCTTGGATTGCACGCATCGTCTTCACGCAACTATGAGTGGGTTGATGGTGAGCGTAGGGAAATCATCAAGAGTGGCGTAGTGTATGTCCCGGAAACAGACACCTTTGAAATCAATATCGAAGCAAAGGAACTCGGAGGACAGGCAGATGATTGGAAGACTGCCGACAAGAGTGTCAAGGAGATATTCCAAGCAGCCCTTGAAGACAAGGACTTCCGTATTGTGCGTAAGGACAAGGACGGCAACACATGGATTGACCAAGAGGCTACCGAACTTGCCAACAGCAAGGTGGCAGACCTCAGAGAGCATTTTGAGCAATGGTTGCCCGGTGATGATGCCCGAGTACAGACGATGGAGAGAGCCTATAATGACCGCTTCAACCGCATTGTGCTCCGCAAGTGGGATGGTTCACACCTCAACGTGCCCGGATTGATGGGCAAGGAACTCCGTCCGCATCAGAAAGATGCCGTATGGATGCTCATCAACAACCGAGGCGGTATTGTTGATCATATCGTAGGTGCAGGTAAAACACTTGTAATGCAGTCAGCTATTATGGAAATGCGCAGAATGGGCATAGCCAAGAAGCCAATGATTGTGGCATTGAAATCAACAGTGCCACAGATAGCACGCGAGTTCAAGGAGGCATATCCTACCGCACGTGTGCTTGCACCATCAGAAAAGGACTTCAGTACCGAGAACCGCAAGAAATTCTTCGCCAATATCTCGCTCAATGATTATGACTGTATCATCGTGAGTCATGAGCAGTATTGCAAGATACCGCACTCCGAGGAGGCAGAAGGCGATGTAGTGAATGAGCAGCTGGCACAGCTCGATGCCATGATTGAATACCTTTATGGCACAGGAGACAAGAGCCAGCTCACCAAGCGACAGATAAAATCGCTTGAAAAGCGCAGACAGAACCTGCACGCCAAGTTGGAGAAACGACTTGACCGCAGCACCGACCGCGAGTTCTGCTTTGAGAACATGGGCATAGACTATCTGTTTGTGGACGAGTGCCACCAGTTCAAATCATTGCCCTATGTCACCAGTTACCAGAACGTAGCAGGATTGGGTGAAGCGTCAGGTTCAAACAAAGCCGTTGCTCTGCTTACTGGCATCCGTCACTTGCAGAAGATGCACCAAGGTGACAAGGGAACAGTGTTCCTTTCTGGAACGACCATCACCAACTCTCTTGTTGAGATATACAACCTGCTCAATTATTTGCGTCCGCGCAAACTGGAGCAGTTGGGTATGCCGACCTTTGACGCATGGGCAAGTACCTTTGCCGTACATTCGTCAGAGTTGGAGGCTGGTGTTTCCAACGAGTTCAAGATGAAAGACCGTTTCCGCTATTTCGACAATGTTCCCGAATTGTCGCAGCTCTATGCGGAGATTGCCGATGTGCGCAACGACTATAACCTGCAACTGCCCAAGCCAAAGGTGGACGGAAAAACTGTGATTGTTCCGCAGTCAGATGCAGTGGCTGAGATAAACCGCGAGGTTGTGAATATGCTTCAGACCAAGGACGGTAGCTATTTCGGTATTCACCCGAAAGACCCGAAAAAATTCCCATGGGGACTTGTGGCATCGGGCATATCGGCAAAAGCGGCAGTCAGTCCGCGTCTTGTGTTCCCGGAAATGGATGATAGTGTCGGTAAGATTTCCTATTGCTGTGACAACATCAAGAAGTCGTATGACGAAATGAAGGAGCAAAAAGGCGTGCAGCTTGTGTTCTGTGAACTTGGTGTCCCAACAAAGGGCAAGGAATACGATGCCTATCATGACATTATCAACCGACTGACAAAGGACTACGGCATACCCCGTGAAGAGATAGCCTACATTCAGCAGGTGAAGAACGATACAGAAAAGGAAGCATTGTTCCAAAAGGTGCGTGACGGCAAAGTGCGTATTCTCATTGGAGGTACACGAAACATGGGTACTGGTGTGAATGTACAGACACGCATCACCGACCTGCACATGCTGACCGTGCCATGGCAACCTGCCGACTTGGAGCAGTGTATTGGCCGTGGTAGCAGACAGGGTAATGTAGTGGCTCACGATTTCCTCGATAATAAGGTGCGTGTACACTATTATGCTACTGAGGGAAGTCTTGACTTATACAAGTACCAATTGCTTGACGCGAAGGGCAAGATGTTCACACAGTTCAAGATGGGAACCATATCTGGCGAGCGCAGCTTTGATGAGGGCGATGCTGACGAAAACGGCAATATAGACCCTGCACAGATGGTTGCTTTGCTTTCTGGCAATCCAATTATATTTGAGAAGTCAAAGCAAGACAAGCTGGTGAAGAAGTTGAAGTCACTTTACAACGGCTTCTTGCGTGACCAACAGCGTAAGAGACAGAACTACGAGACGGTGACGAAGAAGGTTGACAACCTGAAACGCCTTATCTCGTTAAGCGACAGTGATGTACATGACCTGCAAAGAGAGGGCTTCAAGCCAGACGAAAAAGGCACATATCCCTCAAAGGTCAAGGTGTGCGTAGAAGGTTCTTATTATGGACAGGATTTTGACAAACCAAAGGAAGCTGGCCAGTATATCCTCGAACAACTGAAGAACAACAAGAAAGTGGTGCTTGCAGGCTTTGGTCAGCGTGCCGATGTCGTGTTTGTAACAGGCGATGATTTGTTGTCTTCACACTACGAGGTGCAGCTTGGAGGAAACAACGCATGGAGCATCCGTTACACAAAGCGAATGCCCCAAGACCCGACACAGGCAGGCCTCGTATTCCGCAGTCTATTGGAGCAGATCATCCATAACAATGAGGTGTACCATCGCGAGTATGACACCAACAGCGAAATGTTGAAGACCATGCCTAAGGGTGATGCGCCATTCCCCAAGCAGAAAGAACTCGATGAAGCCATTGCCAAGCAGAAAGAACTCGATGCCGAGTACAACAAGCTTGGACAATCGGAAGAAGACAAGACGAAGTTCCGTTTGCTTGATGAGGATGATCCGAAGGCAATGGAGCTGGAGTCATTGCCGGAGAGTGAGTTGGTTCCTGTTTACCGTAATGTGCAAGCCTTTGAGGATGATGCACTGGGTTCACCTATGGCATTTTCCGATGCTGAGACAGGCGAGCGCAGAACATTGGAAGGCAGACGTTGGAACTATTCGGCACCTCCAAAGGTGGAACTCACCGAGGAGCAGCAGCGCAAGCTGGACGAACTCAACAAGAATGGCTACATCATGGTTGACGGCAAAAAGAGTACAGAGTTGCAGATCAATGACGGTTTGAAATTCGTGAAGCCTAAGACCAAGGAGGCACAGTTGCAGTACTTCCTGAAGAAGAACCCCGAAGACAAGGGCTTGTGGGCAGCATACGACCCATACGACCATGCCATCGAAACACCTTTGAATACGCAGTTTGGCGAGGCATACAAGAGACCTAACCTTGTTGTGGTACGCAGTCTTATTCCGAAATCGGAGATAGACGAGCCGTTCCATGCTGACTATGCCCTGCTGCCTACTGGAGCGCATCAGTGGAACAACGGCCGCACACTCTATCTCTCACGCTGGAGCAAGATAGACAAGGTGCTCACGCGCGAGGAAGAAGCCAAACTCATTGACGAGTATTGGAAGAAACACCCGGGCAAGCGTGAGGCATTGAAGAGCCACCGCGACTACAACCGTTTTGTTCCGCAGGTGCGCAGGGAGTTGGAGAAGATGGGCTACCGCTTTGAGTTGGACGGCAAGGAACTCACTCCCGAAGAGAGCCTTGCACTTGACGAGCAGAATATGGAGAACCGCGATGTTATCCCCGGACGCGAGGTACACGCCCCATTCATGACCAACGAGGACATTGCACGCATCAACGCCAAGATGTCCGGCAAGTGGGTGGGCGAACCCAAGGAGGCCATGAACAATGCGATGGCAGAGCGTGTGAACGAGTTGGCAGAACGGCTCCATACACCTGTGCGCATTATCCGCACGGACGAGGAAGTGGCCGCATTGCCGAGCGTAAGACAGCGCAGGATGAAAGGCAGCTTTAACCCCATGACGGGTGAAGTAACCATTGTTGTGCCGAACAACGCAAACATGGCAGATGTGGAGAACACGTTTATCCATGAGGTTGTGGGGCATGACGGACTGCGTGTGCTGTTCCCCGAAGAGGAGAAACTGAACAATGCGCTCGATGAACTCTACCGCGTGTCGAAAGACGAGATACGGAACAGCATTGACCGCATGGCGCAGAAGATGTACGATGCCGAGGTGGACCGACTCCGCGAGAAGAAGCGCAAGGAGCATGAGGCCAATGGCGAGGACAGCAACGCCTCCTACTATGCGGACATGGCAGAGGCTCATGCCGAGGCAAGCAAGAAGCGCGAGCAGTTCAAACGTGATGCCACGGAGGAATACGGAGCAGACCTTGCCGGACGTATCGGTGAGAAAGGCTTCGAGAAGATGAGTGCCGAAGAACTTACGTTCTGGGGCAAGTTGAAGTCCATGCTCCAAAAAGCCCTTCAAAAGTTGCTTGACGGATTGAAAATCCCTGGCAAGAAGAAATGGAGTGATAAGGAATGGGCGTTTGTCCTGCACGAAGCATACAAGCGCAAGAAGAACGGAGGCAAGCCCGATGTGTTTGACGCAGCCGATACCGAGGTAATGCGGAGAAAGACAGGGTTTGGTGAGACGAAGTTCAGTGATGGACATAAAAAAAGTGCCCAACTCAATGAGGCAGCACTTAAGCACTTAGAGCCTATTGATGTTGAACACGCTGCAAAGGTACAGCAAAAACGTGAGAAAGCCAAAGAAGCACTTGCAAATGTTGCAAAAACATACAAGAATACAACTGACAGCAAGGGCTTTATATCAGATTTAAGCAATAGTCTTGGTCTGACAAGAGGCAGCACTGGAAGTGGGTATGGCTCATTTGAAACGCCCAATGGCAAGGTGTTTACTATCAGAGTGAGCAACCATAACATCAACGCAGCAAATGTCGGTGATGAGCCTGTCGAAAGCATTGTTATCAAGACGAAACGAAGTCCTAACAGATTTCATGCAGAAGATGGGAAGTTTGAAAACGAGTATGTTTACTTCAAAGAGGATATTCGCAAAGCACCTGCGGGAACATTGAGTGCCATTGCAGAAAGTATTTCTGATTTGCTTGATACTGGCGAGTATCACGACAAGACAGGACTTGCAAAGGACAACCATAGTCCAGAGACCGACCCCGATGGGGGCATGAAGTTCCGCGATGGCGACATGGGACTTGACGAGACCATTACGCAGATGAAGATTGCAGCGGGCCAAGCCAATGCCGACAACTGGCAAGGCAAGCAAGAGGCGATGAAAGCCATTGGCGGCAACTTGAACAAACTGCGTCAGGCGATGGCACGTCAGAGAGAGTATGACCTTTCGACCGTGAAGAGCATCACCGACCTTGCCAAGGTGCTGCTTGACAACGGACTGCTCGATGATTTGAGCAAGTACGAGACCAAGCGCATACTCTCGGCAGTGAACAACGCCCACGGCAAGCAGGACACCAGCAACCAAGTGTCCAAGGTTATGGACATCATGGTAGATAACCAGTTGCGCATGGGTGCAAATATGCTCGGCAGACTGCTCTCCACCCGTGGTAGCCGTGTAGATGCACGAGGCATCGAGGTGCAAGGGCAGCTTGACCCAGACGGACAGACCATTGCACAGGTGGTAAGGAAAGCCACTTCCCTGCCAAAGGCCGACATCGAGGAGCGCATTGCCGAGGCATTGAACCGCATGGGCAGCGATGACCCAGACGGACAGACCATTGCACAGGTGGTAAGGAAAGCCACTTCCCTGCCAAAGGCCGACATCGAGGAGCGCATTGCCGAGGCATTGAACCGCATGGGCAGCGATGACCAAGCCGTGGCCGATGAAGCTGCTTTGGAGTACAGCGGTCTGTTGCTTGCCCACCAGTTTGCCGAGGACATCACCGACAGCAAAGCCGAAGAAAAGGCATTGCGCGACAGCATCAAGCAAGCCAAGGAAGATTTGGACGCTGGCATGATGGAGAAAGATGCCTACAACGAATATGTGGCAGCGACCAATGATGCCATTCGTCAGAATAAGATAGAGCGAGCCGAAGCCTACCGTTCCATTGTGGAGCAAGTAGGCAGCGTGTTGGGCGGCAGTGTAGAGCGAGCCAAGCAATGGCGCGAGGCAGAGAAACAGCGTGTGGAGGCAATCCACCACAATGCCAACTCCGACATGGTAGGCCGTCCGACAGACGAGCACCACAAAGAGGGCAAGGCGCAGAAGATAGCCAACAACAGCGCAGTACGTTTCCTGCTTGCACCGTTAGGCACGTTTGACCAGATGCTGCGAATGTTCGGCAAGAAGAGCGTGAACGGTGAGGGCTATCTTTGGAACCGCTATATGCGCGGTTGGGTTGATGCAACCGAGAGGGAGTACAAAGGCTATCAGAATGCCTTGAAAACCCTTGACGAGAAAGTGAGCGAGGTGTTCGGCAAGAACATGAAATGGGGCGACCTCTTTGCCATGGAGCGCAAGATGCCCAAGGCAACCGTTACATTCTGGGACGGAGGCGAGCGGAAAGACCACGAACTCACCCAAGGCAACCTGCTCTACATCTATATGGTTGACAAGATGGCGGACGGACGCATGAAACTACGCAGAATGGGTATCACCGAAGAAGATGTGGAGAACATCAAGGATTTCGTTGACCCACGTTTCCTGCAACTTGCAGACTGGATGCAGGATGAGTTCCTTGTAGGAAAGCGCAACGAGTACAACGAGGTACACAAGCGCATGTTCGGTGCGTCAATGGCCGCGATAGAGAACTACTTCCCATTGAAGATACTCGCCAATGCGAGAATAGAAGATGTAGATGTAGCCGACGATACCACCGACACTGCCCTGCCAGCCACCTCAACAGGCAGCATTATCAAGCGCAGACGCAATAATCTCGCCCTTGACGTGATGGGTGCGGACGCATTCAGCGTGATACTCGACCACATTCAGCAAATGGAGCGTTGGGCAGCATTTGCAGAGTTCAACCGAGACTTGAACACCCTGCTCTCGTACAAGCATTTCCGCAACCAAGTGATGAACATGTCGAGCGTGTATGGAGGCGGCAAGACCCTGTGGAACAACTTCCGCAACGTGTGCAGCATGGCCGCAGGAGCATACCGCCCACCGATTGCACAGCTTGACAAGGCCGCAGTGAACATCGCCAAGGGCGTAACGGCAGCAAAGGTAAGTTTCAGAGTGTTCACCGCACTGAAGCAGTTCCTCTCCATGCCAGCCTACCTTTCGGACAGCAACCCTGTATATCTTGCCGCCAACATCGCCAATCCGATAGGCGCATGGAAATGGTCGATGGAGAACCTTCCAATCTTTGAAAAGCGTTGGAAGAGCCGCATGGCAGGAGACCCACGACTGATGAAGAGCGAGATGGACTGGAAGATGTGGCGTAGCCGTGTGGTAGAAATAGCCTCACGCATCGGTATGTCGCCCAATGCCTTTGTCGATGCGCTGACCGTTGCCATCGGTTCACACGCCATGTACAAGACGAAGAAAGACAAATATCTTCGCTATGGCTATGACGAGGAAACCGCAGAGAAACGAGCCAAGCAAGACGCGACAATCCTGTTCAACCAGACACAGCAGTCGAGCGAGAGCGCATTCCTCTCCACCATGCAAGTGGACCGTTCATGGCTGAGCGTGCTGTTCACCATCTTCCGCAACTCGTCCATGTCATATACAAGGCAGTTGTACGATGCTATCCGTAACATCAAACACCGCTTTGAGCCGGGCTACCAATCCATGAGTGAGGAGTATATGGCCAAGCAGATGCGCAGAGACGGCATAGACCCCGACAAGGCCGACAGCAATGCCAAGAGCGAATACCGCAGAAGCCTTATCCGTGACCTCGTAAGAGTAGGCGTGTTCGGCTACATACTGCAATTTGCATGGAACTTAGGCGCATACCTGCCATACCTCATTGCAGGATACGACAAGGACGAGAAGAGCAAGATGTGGGACGATGTATTCAACCACACCATGTTTGGAAGCATTGAGGGCTTGACAGGTGGCGATGTGATGAGTTCGGCAGGACAGATGGCCATGAACAACGAGGCCAACTGGAGTTACCTTGTAAAGGACATGCCGTTGGCAAGCGACCTTGCCGCCATCATGCAGAAGATGCCGAAAGACAAGGTAGCCGCTATGAACGATGTAGTGAACCTGCTTGTGCAGTCGGGCGTGGGAGTAAACCCACAATCGCTGACCGATGCAGTGGTGGCCATTATGGACTATTGCGGAGACGATGCCGAGACCTCACGCGAGTGCGCCCTGCTCATTGCTCGCATTCTCAACTGCCCACAGAGCCAGACCGACAAAATCTATTTTGACGAGTTAGACGCAACGGCAGCAGAGGCAAGCAAAATGACACCAGCCGAGATAGCCGAGCGATATGCCGAGTACAAGATACACCGAGGCGCACCTCTGACAGGCTGGGCATACTCGGAAGAGGCGCGAGACAGTGTGAAAACCGCACAGCAGAACCGCGTGCTGACCAAAGCCAAGGAGAAGATGAGCAATCGAATGGAGACCGAGGCCACCAAGCAGTTGCTCTCCACCTATGACGAGGTTAGCAAGCAGCAGACCGAGTTGTCGAAATTGAAAAAGACCGACAGAGCCGCCTACCGCGAGGGCATGAAACAACTCCGTCAGAAGTACAATATGCGAGAGCACGGACGCATGAAACGGTACAAGCACGACATGAAACAGCTCACGGAGAAGTATCTGCGCAGCAAGAACGCAGAAGAGCGCGACAGCTTTGTGAGGGTTATGACCGCCACTCGCGACAAGATGCTTGACGACATCGGCAGAATGAACCAACAATAGTTAAACAATGAGGGACGGTGCAAACACATAACTTTGCATCGTCCCAAATTACAATGAATATGGCAACAAAGAAACTACATAGAATGAGCCGTGTGATGCCGCAAAAGGAATTGGACAGCGTGAGCCATGCAAGGCGCACGATGGGCAAGAACCGTGCCTTTGAGGTGTTGTGGCAAGCACAGCAGTATTGGCTTGCGATGGAGACATTCCGCAGAGACCGTGAGAGAAACAAGAACTACACCTACGGTAGGCAGTGGGATGACTATGTATGCGTGAACGGCAAGATGATGAAGGAAGAGGAACTCATCAAGAAACAAGGCAACGTGCCGCTGAAGAACAACCTCATCAGACGCATGGTGCAAGCCGTGCTTGGCGTGTACCGCAGCCAAGCCAAAGAGCCGACCTGCACGGCAAGAGACAGAGACGAGCAACGGTATGGCGAAACCATGAGTACCGTGCTGCAATGCAACATGCAGCTGAACCGCATGACCGAGATAAACGCAAGGTGCATGGAAGAGTTCCTCATATCGGGATTTGTGGTGCAGCGGAAGTGGTACGGCTGGCGAGAAAACAAGCTGGACTGCTGGACGGACTATGTGCAGCCCAACAATTTCTTCATCGACAACAACATGAGGGACTTTAGAGGTTGGGATTGCAGTTGCTTGGGCGAGATACACGACATCTCGTTTGAGGACTTGTGCGGACGCTTTGCCCACAGCAAGGCCGACTACGACCGACTGGCCGAGATATACAAGTATGCCAAGGACAAATCGTATCTCAGTGCCATGTATGACAACTTCGGCTATCCCCTGCAAGGCTACTACGACTTCCTCGTGCCCTACGACCAGAGTCGATGCAGGGTAATTGAGGTGTGGCGCAAGGAAAGCAAGGAGAGAGTGCGCTGCCATGACGTGAACAACGGAGACGTGTTCAAGGTGGACATGGAGGACTTCAAGGAACTTGTGCTTGACGAGAATGAGAAGCGACTGCAACAGGCGCGAGAGTTGGGCATGAGCGAGGACGATGTGCCGCTTATCCGCCATGAGTGGTTCATGGACTCATACTGGTACTACTACATGCTCACCCCATTCGGAGACATACTTGAAGAGGGCGAGACACCCTACGAGCACAAGAGCCACCCCTACGTGTTCAAGGCATACCCATTCATAGACGGAGAGATACACTCATTCGTTAGCAACGTGATAGACCAGCAGCGGTACACCAACCGCTTGATAACGATGTACGACTGGATAATGCGAGCCTCCGCCAAAGGTGTGCTGCTGTTCCCGGAAGAATGTCTGCCCAAGGGCATGTCGATGGAAGATGTGGCGGACGAGTGGGCAAGGTTCAACGGCATCATCATGATAAAGCAGCCCAAGACAGGACAGGCACTGCCGCAGCAGATAGCCAACAACTGCACGCAGATAGGCATCTCGGAGTTGCTGAACATGCAGCTGAAGTTCTTCGAGGACATATCGGGCGTGAACGGAGCGTTGCAGGGAAAGCCCGGCTATTCGGGTATGTCGGCCAGCCTGTACAACCAACAGGCGCAGAACGCCACCACCTCGCTGCTTGACTTGCTCGACACGTTCTCGGCATTCATCAGAGACGGAGCATACAAGGACGTTAAGAACATACAGCAGTTCTATGACACTCCGCGCGTGTTCAACATTGCAGGAAAGAACTCCACCATCGTGGAGTACGATCCACGGAAGATACGCGATGTGGAGTTTGACCTAAGCATTGTGGAAAGCACCGCCACGCCAGCCTACCGCGCCTTGACCAACGATATTCTCATGCAGTTGTGGCAAGCCAAGGCAATCAGTGTGGAGCAGTTGCTTGAACACGGAGATTTCCCATTTGCTGACGAGTTGCTGCAGAGCATCAAGTCGCAGAGGGAGCAGCTGGAGCAAGGGCAAGTGCCGGACGGAATGTCGCCAGAACTTGCACAGCAGGTTCAGCAGGGAGCGAACATGCAAGCCGTGAACCAGGCACAGCAGATGATGCAACCGACATAAAAAATAAGCCTCACTAAGCCTCCTTAGGCGACTAAGCCAAAGGGACGTTGTGGGGCTTTACTGATTTTATATGGAAGCCTCGGATACGGGGCTTCTGTCTTTTCGGAGTGTGCGGTTTGTGATAGGCACAAATTCGGGCATTTCCATTTCGCGGTAGCAGATATGCAGACCGATGGCACGCGTCATGAGCAAGTCGTCATGTTTGCCGACAATAGCACCATACGCGCCATTCGGCTTGCGCTCATAAGTGTCGTACTCGTCAAGACACCGCTTGTCACGCTCGATATAGAGACGCTCACGAATGACCTTGACCAAGGTTGAGATAATCATCGGCTTGGTGGCCACATTCGTATGGAAACCATACTTGCGAGGTGCGCCCTCGCGTATCTCGTCCTCCGACTGCTTGCGAGCGTAGAGATTAGGATAGATGTCCGAAATCTGATTGAGGATATACTGCGACTGGTCGCCACCCTCCACCTGTCGCTCCTTGTCGTGCGTCTCCAAGGTGTTGGACTCGATGACCAACAGCGAGTCGTTGTAGAAAGCCGCAATCTGTGCGGCACGCCATGCGAGGCGGTCGATGTCGCAATGGCCATACCACTGCGCCACCACAGACGGAGGCTCGCTACCGTCAATCATGCTCAGACGGTCGAACACCACGATGACAGACCAGTCAGCCTTGTTGGAGCGTCCGCCCACATCGACTACGGTAAGGTAGCGGTCGGTAACCTCGTAATCGTCAAACTTCTCTGGCATAGCCCAAATTGAGAGTAAGCCCTGCCTGTCCTCACGGAAACGGAGATTAGAAAGAGCCTCCTCGCCCTCATCGGCATCGGCATACACCTCGCCAACAAACTTAGGCTCGCGGCAGAACGGCTCAAACTGCTTGACAAGATACTTGTCGAACACCATCGTACCCGAATGAACAAACGCCTCCACATCGTCAGAGGGAAACTCCGCAGCCATCACCGCAAAGTCATTCTTACCAGCACGCTCGTATATGTACCAATGAATAGCCTCCAACGATGCACCCCTTTCCCAAAGCGACCACAGATAGCGTCCGCTCTCCTCACGGTTGGACGGAGTGTATGCATTGTTGCGGTTCTCCCAAAGCTGCTTGGCAAAGTCGTGTAGTTCCTCGGCAGAATTGAACGGCAACGAGTAATGCTCAATCTGAAACCAAGCGATGAACAAAGCCTCGTACTGCGATTTTACTTTTGGATCGGCAGCGGCAGAATACTCACGGTGGAAGAAATTGCCAGTACCATTGGCCGTGGACTCCATGACAATCATTGTGTAAGGCTTGGCGAGAATACCAGAGCAAGCGGAGCGCACAATATCTTCGGGCGACTTGCCCTCCGTCTTTTGCCACAGACCCACCTCGGAAAGATGCACCAAGGAGTAAGCACCGCCACGGCAACCGTTAGGACGCTCGGCAGTACCCACCTTAATCTTGCACTCGCGCTGCGGCACACGGTGCGTAGAACCCGACTTGCCGACACCGACCAACTTAGGCTCGTTCTCCGAATAGACCTCGCCCAACCTGTGAAGAAACTCCACCGGGTGTTTCTTAATCATGAGGTCGAACATATCCTTGATTTCGTCCGATGCCGTGCCTTGGTGGGCGATGATGAGCGAGTTGAGGCCTTTCTTGTGGAAGAACTGCAACCACGCCATGTAGAGCTGCGTGGTTGTGGAGCCGCCCCACTGACGCGCTTTCAAGAGAATAAGACGGATAGGCTCGCCAGCCTTTCGTTTCGCCTCAAAGCGCGACACCAAGATGCGCTGCGGATACCACAGACGGAAAAGCACGTCCTTTCCTGCGTCCTTATTGTGGATATAGACGAGCGTAGCCGTCCAAAAAGGAAAGTCGTTCTTGTAGCGCAAGCGTATGAGCGTGCGCGACACCTTGATGAAGTCATCGTCATTCGGCTCAACGTGCATCACGGACGAGAGAAACTTGTCGATAGAGCCAGCCTTGACCAACTTCTTGACAAGCGGAATATCCATCATCTCCACAGGCAACCACTGAACGGGAATAGCAAAGTCGGCAATGCTGACACGGACACGTTTACCAATAGACCCCTCTCCAGTGACAGGGTCGAACTTGGCGAACATGATTTCATTGCGCCTGTCATTCTCCGCAAGCAGTGCGGCAATCTCTGTATCTATCGTATTGGTTGTCATACCATCCATTCTTTATGCGGTAAATAAACTCCCCGACCGTGCGAGGCGTGAGATAGAACTTGGGCGCAGGTTGATTGACAATCTTCGTAACCAACTCATAGACCGACTTGTCGGGATAATCCTCACGCATGAGGAGGTATCTGCGGTAAATCTCCTCAAACATCTCACGCTTGTTGCTCCTCATGCGCGGCATGGGCTTTCCTGCCGCCATAGCGGAAATTACAATGGCCGCACGCTCCTCGCTCACCCAGAAACGAGAGGCAGGAGAGTCGGCCACCAACTGAAAGATAACAGGCATGACGATGATGCTTGCCTCGGCAAGTCTGTCGCGGTACACCCTCATAAGGTCGGCATTGCGCTCCCTTGTAAAATCCAATATGCTGCCAAAGTATTTCATAAAACTGGTTTAAGATTATAATCCTTACTGTGCCTTTCTAAGCCTTTTTGAGCCGTGGGGAAAGGGCAAAACACTCTATACAAAGGTACTTAAACCGACTCACAAAAGTTAAAAGTCAGTCCACCTCTTATATGGCTATTTTTGCATACGAATATTACACAACCATAAGAAAGTTAAGATAATGGCTGAAAACAATGGAGTTAAGAGCAGACGCGACCAGCAGCTGGAGCGGCTGAGAAAGAAATACCCGGACAAGAAGTTCGAGGACGACGAGGAAATCTACGGTCAAATTTCCGATGATTACGACCAATACGAGCACGACCTTGACGGCTACAGGGGCAGGGAAAAAGCCATGTCCGACATGTTTGCCGCAGACCCGAGGAGTGCGCAGTTCCTTGCCGACATGCACAACGGCCAAGACCCTGTGCTCGGTCTTGTGAAGAATTTCGGAGTGGACATCAAGGACGTGCTTGACGATCCCGAGATGCAGGACAAGATAGCTGAGGCCAACAAAGAGTATGTGGAGCGTGTGGCCAAGTCGAAACAGCTCGATGAAGAGTATGAGAAGAACATGGACGCAACGCTTGAGACCCTGCGCCAGTTCCAAGAGGAGCGCGGCATGACGGACGAGCAGATAGACGAGGTAGCCAACGCCATGCTCACCGTGGTCAAGGACGGAGTGATGGGCAAGTTCTCACGCGAGACCTTGGAGTTGTTCGTGAATGCCATCAACCACGATGCCGATGTGGCCAACGCTGGCGAGGAGGGACGTGTGGCAGGACGCAACGACAAGATTGTGGAGGGACTGCGCAAGCGCGACAAGGGAGACGGCACAGCACCGCTCAACGGCAAGAACGGAGGCGCACCGAGTCAGCAGAAGAGTTCACAAAGCATCTTTGACCTCGCCAACGAAGCCGTGTAGCCCATGAAAGGAAAAGTAGTGAAGTTTCCCCCAGAGGGCAAGAGACTAAAGCTAACGACCGGGAGTGCAGGGTTGAGAACCCAAGTGCCGGGCGCAATGGCATCAGTAAGCAATCTCGCGAGCGCGACAGGCGGTATAGCCCCCGGCAACCTCGCACAGACCGATAGCAAATAACATTATTCACAAACTAAAATTTTAAGACATGGACGGAGAAAACGTACCAGTAGGTGGCACTACAACCACCACCCCTGCACCCGGAACAGCCGGTGTGCAGACTCAAGTGCCGGGAGCACCCACTACCGTCAGCGGAGTGGCAGGTGCGACAGGTGGAGTCGGTCCGGGCAACCTCGTACAGAGCGACCTCGACCAAGAACTCTACAAGTTCAAGAGTGACGACACACCGCTTATGCAGCTCATGTTGAAAGCGCGTAAGGTAAAGGTGAACTCGCCCGAAGTGGAACACTACATGATTGACGAGCCGCGCTCCAGCGTGACCACGACAACCAAGGTGACCGCAGGAACAGCCAAGCAGTTTGTACTGCCGTTGCTCGCCAACGATGCTGAAATCCCCAGACCCTACGGCACACTGATTGTCAAGGGAGTGGACGGTTACGCAGAGGACGGCAAGACCAAGACACCGGGCAAAGACCTCATGCTCTTTGTTACAGGCCAAGACCCCACAACGAACAACCCGATTGTTAGAGCGGTGAACGGCCCGAAAACCAATGCGTCAGACGAGAGCTGCACAACGCCCGAAATCCCTGCCGGGTCAGTGCTCATCATTCTTTCCAACGCCCTCTATGAGACGCAGAAGAAAGTTGACCCCGACCTCATCGTGCCACAGGCGCAGATGGTGTATCTTCAGAAGCGCGGCATGAACCAGATCGTATCTGACTACTACGAGGCGCAGAAGAAAAAAATCCCATTCGGCAAGGCTGTGATTGCAGAGGCAGCCATCACCAACTTCAAGGTGCGCGGCAACCGTACCCTCTACGCAGGTCGCAAGGGAAAGATGACGGTGCAGACACCCGAAGTCGGTCCACAGACCATCTACTTCACCGAGGGCGTGCGCTACCAAGTGAAGAAGGAACTCAACCACACGGGCAAGTGGACTATTGAGGAAATCATCGCCTTGGCGAAGATGACCTTTACAGGCGAGGACGTACCCAAGAGCGTGATTGCCCTTGCTGGCAAGAACTTCTTGGAGAATATCCAGTGCATCGACTATTCCAAGCACCCGGAAATTCAGATTACCACCAAGACCAACCCTGTGGGCTGGGTAGTAACCAACTTCCACACCGTGTTCGGAGACATCGAATTCAAGCATGACCCGACACTCGACCGTTTGAAGTGGAGCAACTCCGCATTCATCGTTGCGCCCGACCGCCTTGTACACTACCAGTACTCGGCAGAGCACTCGTCAAAAGACCGTGTGGAGGGCGAAGAGGCAACACGCGAGTCAATTCTTGTGTGGGATGCACTCGCACTCAAAGGCTCATGTCATATCTGGATTAACGGTGAGGGTGACAGCGAGAACAGCACAGCTGTGCAGATCCATCTGTGGGACAGCGCGGAGGCACCTTCATCACCAGTTGAGGGAGGCGTGTACTACCTGTTGCAGGATTGTCCGGGCATCAATGCCGAGGCCGTTAGCGGTCAGATGTGGCAGTATAAGAGCGAGGCATGGATTGAGTATGCAGGTGAGGTTATGGCAACCGAGTAATCAGAAGTTTTAATTAAACCAATCATCAACCAAATAGAGGCGGATAGGTAGCAATGCCGTCCGCCTTTATTTATAATAATCAGACAACGAAATGAAAAAGAAGAGAATAACCTACGGAGTGTACGGCATGATGGAATACCAGACTATCATCAAGATAGGCAGAGCCATACTCAAAGTATTGTTCACTGACGGCTCAATGACCGCCATCGGACAGAACCCTGCGAAGTACACCACAAGCGACTTCCTTTTGCAGCGTGCCATCGAGAACAGTAGCGAGTTCAAGAAAGGCCGCATACAGGTGGTGGACACCATCGAACTTGATGAGGATGTGCGCATTGAGCGTAACCCTGCCAAGCCGAGTACGCAGACGGCAAATGTGGCGGCAAAGGCTGTGATTGAAGATAAGCCTGCCAAAGCCTCTTTAAGCCAGACTACGCCTGTGACGGAGGACGCTGACACCAAGGAAACGGCAGACGAGCCGACAGAGGAGGTAAACGCAGGTGTTGTAACACCAACGGACGAGGCAGATGCGGAAACTATCGAGGACGAGGTGGCTGACATCACAGAAGAGGAGGCCGAAGAGGACACCACAAGCGAAGAAACCGCAGCCGAGGACAATACGGCAGAGGGCAAGACCGAGGTGGAGTTCACCGACAACCAAGAGGCCAAGGACTACATCTTCAAGAACTTTGGCGTGAAACCCGGCACGATGCGCAACCGTGAGGACATCAAGGCCGTTGGCGAGACCTACGGAGTGAAAATCACGTTTGTCAACGAGAAGTAAGGAATGACGATATGGTGTACAAAATCGAAGTCGTGGAGCAAGATGTGCGCATCGCCATAGACGAGAACAAGACCAGCGAGCAGCTCATCAGCGATGAGGATATTGACACCTTGTCGTTGAACGAAGTGATACGCTCGAAGATAGAAGAGGCCGTGCGCAGGGTGGAGACCACCGCCCCCATGTATCTTTTGGAAGAGGGACACGAGTTTGGCGAGGCCGTGTATTGGGAGGACAACGGCAGCGGTTGGGTGTTGCTCCCCGACGACTTCATGCGGTTGATAGCATTCCGCATGAGCGACTGGGAGCGCACCTGCTACAATGCCATTTCTGTGGACGACCCACTCTATGACCTGCAATCGTCAAGATACAAGGGTGTGAGAGGCAGCGTGCAGAAACCAGTGTGCGCGGTGGTGAACCGAGCCGAGGGAAAGGCGTTGGAGTTCTTCAGCTGCAACAGCGAGGACGCCTACGTCAAGCGAGCCACCTACATACCCTATCCCAAGATAGACGATGAGGACGGCATAGACATCAGCGAGCGTTGTTACACAGCCGTGGTCTATACTACGGCTGCATTAGTATTAACCGCCTATGGTGCGAGCGAGCAAGCAGCCGCAATGAACACCTTGGCAAAAAGCATTTTTGAATAATGAGTTCAATACCAACAAAACAGATAGATGGTGATGTTGCGGTTGGTCGTGACGTTAACATCGGCGGCAAGGCCACCATACGCGGTTCGGCAAAGGTCGGCCACAATCTGACCGTTGACGGCTGGCTTGAAGCCAAGAACATAAAAGGCCCGAACAAAGGCCTGTTCAAAACGGCGGCACAGCTACGCGAGGCTTACCCTAATCCTCATGAAGGATGGTGGGCGTTGGTGACCGTAGAAGGCAGTGCAGCGTCAGATCATCTTGGCCAGCTCTATGTAGCTGACGGTGGTACATGGGTAGCGCAAGTTGACAGCAACGGTAATCCGCTGCTGAAGGGTAATCCTACGGTTGATAGCACCGAGTACATGGAAGCCGTGGAGGGAATGACAGCCGACCTCGAAGCCGTGAAGGTGGATGTTAACCAGAACAAGGAAGACGTGCGCAGCCTACGTTCTACACAGACTACGCAAGGCGAGAGCATCAACACCCTCAACACAAAGATGGGCACAGCTCAGAGCGACATCAACACACTGAAGAAGACTGTAAGCGACAACAAGACCGAACTTGCGAGCAGCATCAGCGGTGTGCAGAAAGACCTCACGTCATTCAAGAAAACCAAAGGACAGCCCAACGGACTTGCACCATTGGACGAACAGAACCAGATACCTTCGCAGTATCTTCCCGACTATGTGGACGATGTGCTTGAGTTCAACGGCAGCTTCAATGACATTACTTCGCAGATGGTGTCGTTAAACAAGTACTCAACGGACGAGAACTGTAGCGTTGTTTTCAGCAAAGACGCTGGTGCTTTTGTGCTGAAATACACGCAGCCATCGGAAACGGAAGGTGACTTGCGCCCGACCATCACTTACTACAACAACTGGATAGACGGTGACCTTTACGGTGAGGGCACTATGAAAGGCCGTGTGCCACACAGCGGCAAGATTTACATAGACGTTACAGCCAACAAGACTTATCGTTGGGGAGGCAGCACGCTTGTTGCAATAGGTTCAGACTTGGCATTGGGCCATACCAGAGGCACTGCATATCCCGGTGACGAGGGAGCCGAGCTAAATAGCACACTCCAGACAGCGAACATACGCATTGAGGGTATAAACATTCTTCGCTTTGATGGAGTGTGGGACGGTACCGGCAAGGCACCGAGTCGTGGTTTGTGGTATGCTCCAAGTTTGGACTACGAAGGAGAGTGGTGCTTCCGTAAGTTCGGAGGTGTTAGTACAGAGACATACGGTTATCCGGAAGAAATGTATAACACCGACAGCGTAGGACGTGCGGACCATATCTATTGTTGTGCAGACGAGTTGTTCCGTATTGTTGACAAGAAAATGCAGAGGATTGGCGGCAGCGGCAACTCTGCCAGCATTTACAACCCGACGGTGGAGCAGGGAGGACACTACTATGTGTTGTGTGATACCGACGACACCGCCAATTCAGCAGTACATGCGGCGAAGGAAAATGGCAAGGCTGCAGTAGGCCTGATGATAACCTTTGCATTGAAGAAAGGCACTTGGAAGACTTACCAGTATACCGGAGCCAATACGGAAGATAATAACTGGTACGACACAGAGAACTGGAAAGACTTCGGTTCGATGGTGCAAGGTTCAGAGTCGATGATAGACATTGACATCATAGCCCCTCTACCTACAGGCTTCTACACCCTTGGCACCGCACTTGCTGCTTTGAAGACCTATCAAGAGACAACAAGTGTGAACTATCAGAAGCGTGGTTTGGTGATAAGCTATACGACAGAAGCCAATAAGGTAGAGGCCAAACAGTATCAGGGCGACTCCATTGCAGACTTCTACGAGGCCGGGCTTTGGCAGGACTTCGGCGGCGGCAGTAAACTTGTGGCGAGCGACACGATGGAAGCTGGCGGTACAGACGCTTTCTCTACAGGAGGAGCGTATAAGGTTGTTCCAACGGAGATAGAGGCTACAGAGGAAGAAGGCAGCGTATCACTGAAGCTAAAAAACAAGGCTGGCGACACCCTGTCTGAAGCCCAGTTCAGTGTGGGCACCGGTACTGGAGGTGGCGGTGGAACTACACTGGCCATCAACTTTGAAAACGACCCCTTCTATGTCCGTGCAGGAGGCACAGCCATACTGAAAGCCGCCATCCGCAGTGTGACCCAGCTATCCGATGGATCATTGCAGGACAACAAGATACAGAGTGTGGTGTTTATCAATCGCACGACCAAGACCACCGTAGCCTCATTCAAGCCCAATCAGGCAAGCAGTTCCTCGTTGAAGTCGTACACCTTCGAGTTTGACCTAAGCACCATTGCAGCCAGTGCCGGCAGCGTGGAGCTGCAAGCCGTAGCCACCGATGCCACCGGCAAGACAGCCACGAGAAACGTGGAAATGATAGCCGTTGATGTGACCGTAGAGAGCAGCCAGACACTGAGCTATACGAAGAGCACCACATTGCAGGTTGGCGGTCAGAAGGTAAGCATCCCAATGTATCGTTTCCCAAACAATGCCTCAGACAAGGGTATCCAGACGAAGATAGAGATATACCGCAACGGCGTGTGGGAAACATTAGAGAATGTATTGGTGAAGGATACTTACACCCATAACGTGACCATCGACCCACAAGGCATGGGCCACGGTGCATATCCTCTGCGCATACAAGGGCATGACGTAGCATCAGGACTGAAAGGTAACACGCTTCATACCGCAGTTATGGTGATAGAGCAGCGCGAGAGCGTGAGCGACTACACGAAGCCTATCATTGTGGCACGATGGTACGACGACAGCGATGGCAAGACAAAGCTTTTCAAGACCGTCAGTTTTGACATAGCCTGTTATCAGCGAGACAACGCCAACCCGAATGTAGAGGTGAAGGTGAAGAACGAGACCACTGACGAGACAGAAACGATTGCCAACAAGGTTATGAACCGCAGCAGTTACTACACGATAGAGAAACGCATTGTTGGTTATAACGACGGTGACACATTGATCTTCGACGCAACGTGTGGTGAGGTACGTCTGGCGGAGCAACTAAAAGTTGTTATTGACGGCAGTATGCTTGCTATCAGCGAGACCGAAGGCGCATACTACAAATTGAACTTTGCCGGCAGAAGTAACGACGACATCGACAAGAGTATCAAAGCCACATGCTCAGATGGCAGCATGGTGGAAGTGAAGGTAAACGGCAGCAACTGGTCGAGCAACGGTTTTGTCGCAGACAACTTCGGTACAGAAAAAGCAGACGGCAGAATGGCACTACGTGTAGCCGAGAACGTGACGGCAACATGCAGCGACACACCATTGGCAAGCAAGGACATATCCACCAACGGTATGGCACTAAGCTTTACATTCAAGGTTAAGAACATTGCTAAACGAAATTCAAAGATTATGTGGTGTATGGGCGAGCGATTGGGTTTTGTGCTTACCGGAGAGAAATTCATCGTGACCACCGCCGGAGACAGCGACGAAGCCCTGAAAGACGTTCAGACAACCGCCGCCACATCCTATCTTGACGACACCGTATATCGTATAGACATCGTAATAGAGCCACAAGCCAGAGCCCCCTATAGCGGTGTGATGCTGTGTAAGGTGTTTCAGAACGGTGATGCAGCAGCGTGTGTTCCCATCAGTACTGTAAGTGGCTTCCCCAACATTGCGGACATGATACACTTCGACGGTACAGATGCCGACCTCTACTTGTATGAGGTGGTACGCTGGAACACCTACTATGACTTCATCCAAGCATTCAACAACTACATCGTGAACCTAACAGATACGACTGCCATGCTGACCGAGTATGAGCAGAACCAAGTGATGAGCGATGTTACAGCCGAGGGAACGACGAAACCACGCCCCGATATGAAAAAGTTGTTAGACCGCGGTATCATGGTCGTGGCAATGACGCGCACTTCGGACAAGAACCTTAGCAAAGACGGTGGCACGGTAACGGACAGCGAGATATATTATCCTGACTACATCGAAGGTTTGAAGGATAAGAAGACATCTGTTCTGATGGACTGGTATATTTACTTCCCCGACCGTCCATGGGCAAACTGCATTATTGAAGCAGTTCCGACTACCAACCAAGGAACCTCTACGCTTGCCTACCCTGTCAAGAACAAGAAGGGCAAGTTCAAGAAGGCGAAGAGGATTAGAATGCTCTACACAAGAGAGCAGATCAGCGAGATGTACAATGGTGATGAGACTATTCTTGCCAAGTATGACGATGCTGCAGCTCTTGCAAAGAAGAAGATGATCCGCGTGAAGGAAGGCGGTACGCCTATTCAGACAGGCACAATCAAGGTGGACTACAGTGACTCTGCCGGTGCCAACAACTGTGCCCTGATGGAGCTTATGAACGACACGCAGATAGCCCTTGGCAGTGACTATATGACCCCTGCCCAGCGACACAACACCGACAAGAGCGAAGAACTGCATACAAGCATTGACGGTGTGACGTGTGCCCTCTTCCGTACCGACTACCGCATAGGTCAAGACAAGGGAACAGAGGCCGCTACACTTCCTGAGAACGCCTACTTCCACTCGAAGGCAAACTTCAATGCCGACAAGGGTAATCCCCACTTCTTCGGTTTTGAGGACGTGAAGGGCTATAATTACGGTTGCGTGAACTATGGCGACTTCAAGGAAATGGTAGCTCCGAGGGACACCGCTATTGACACCTTCAAGGCCAGTGTGCTTGCAGATACCAGCTCATTGATACCCGGCACACTGTATATGCTGAGTGAGTTCTGCGGTCCGGAAACACGTTTCATTGAGAACGACGGCACGGGAAAGATGACAGAGATAGGCGAGGTGGCCGTGGAAGATAGTCATGTGCTCGACAAAACACTCTCCGAGGTACAGGCAGACGATGTCAAGAACTACGACTGGGGAACAGCCTACAAGACATCAGACGGCAAGTATGTGCAGTATAAGGGAGGAAAATGGAAAGACACCACAGGCACCATGACTTATGACAATGCCACTAAGAAATGGAGCGTGCAAGGCCGCGTGCTGAACCCTGTTGAGTGCTACGAGTACAGACAATATCAAGAGTTCTGTTGGCAGCAGGGCGTGAACAGTGTGGACGATATGCTGAAGACGTTGCACACCGACGATGGCGACGTTCCAGTGTGGAGCACATATTACGAAATGCGCTACCCTGACGACGACGACTTGAACGCCCTGTATGCGTCGGGCAAGAAAGTTCCGTACCAGCTGTATAGAGAGTTGGCCTTCTGTCAGCAGTGTAACCAGAATTTGACCGACAATGCCGAAGAGAACGCCGCCAAGAACCCTGATGGCAGCGAAAAGGTATTCAACGGAGCCGGTGCAAGCACAACCATTACCCTTGGTGGCAAGACCGTAGCCGGTACCAAGGAGAACCGCAGGAAGAAATGGCAGCAGGAAATGCACAAGTATTTCTCTCCCCATTCAACTCACTGCTATGTTGTGGCGAGCGACTACAAAGCCACCGTGGACCAGCGAGCCAAGAACATGATGATAGCTGTTTACTTGGAGACCGACGGCAGCATGCGCTATTACTTCAACCACTGGTATGACGGTGACTCATGTGACGAGGCAGACAACGACTGCTACCTGACCATCCCTTGGGATATGGACGGAGCAGCGAGCCATCTGTATCAAGGATGGGACGGTGTAATGTTCCAACAGAGCTATGCCTTGTTTGACAGAGGCGAAGGCGTATGGCTTGATGATACAGGCACGGAGACGCTGACTCTTCATGACACGGCGGCAAAGATGCGTGCTACGAAGACAAAGGCCGGTCTTGAAATCTTCTCTACCGATGGCTGCTACCGCTATTGGATGATAGACCGCATCTTGAAATGGCCAAAGGTGGTAAGTTCGTTTGACGGAGAGCGCAAGTATATAGAAACAGCTACCGCTGCCGACAACCACTATCCTGCCTTGCACGGTCTGCGACTGGAGAGTCTGCCAGCCTTCCAACGCAAGCGTTTCGCATACAGAGACGGCTACTTCCAGACTGGTGATCTGTTCCGCCATTTCTTCCAAGACCGTGTTATGGGCCCCATCACGGTGAAGATAACGGCAGCACAGGACGGTTACTTCGCCATGGGTGTGGACTCCACCTCATCAGCCAAGTATAGTTGCTATCTAAAGGAAGGCGAGAGCCACACCTTTACAGAGGTTGCAGCAGGAGAAGGCGGCAAGCTCATATACATCTTCGGTGCAGACAAGATAAGCGAGCTTGACATCAGCGGCTGTTCTCCTAAGAATTCAAACTGGATGCTTAGCGAGTGCACCTTACTGCGCAAGCTCGTCATTGGCGGTGAAGGATATACTCCAGCCTATACCACCGACATACTGAGCACGCTGAACTTAGGACAGATGCCTTTCTTGGAAGAGATAGACATCAGGAACACGATGATCACTGACGTGAATGCTTCGCTGTGTCCTCGCCTAAGAAAGGTGTTGGCAGAAGGCAGTCTGTTGAAGACAATCACTCTTGCAGAGAGTTCGCCTATTGACACGCTGCACCTTCCCGGTACTATGACGACTCTGTACTTCAAGAACCTTCCTAATCTGACCTACCCCGGTGGTCTGACCATTGACGGAATGGCTAAGGTGACGAAGCTGTTTTTGGACGGAAGCCCGAAGATAGATGCCATGACGCTGCTGCGAGAGGTAACCACGGCCAGTGCGCTGAAGAGTGTACGCATAGCCGGCCTTGCTGCTACGGAAAGCGTTGAGCTGCTGCGAGCCATCAAGAACAATGGAGCCGTAGGCATAGGCGCAAACGGAGCAGACTATGACGAGAGCGGCCAGTGTAGCGGACTGATAGGCAGATGGATCCTGACCCTACTTTCAGAGGAGAGTGAGATTGCGGAGCTGAAGCGTTACTTCCCGAACCTTGAAGTTATAAACTCGCAATTCTCTGTCATAAAGATAGACGATGTGGTGAGCGGTGACTTCTGCGAGAAATACAGCAACCCCGAGAACCAGACAGGAGCCGATTACGATAAGAGCTTTGTGGCAAGCGGCCATACATTGAAGATATTGCAGGACACCCATGCTTACAAGTGTACGTACAACTCCAAGCTGAAACAGATGGAGGGTGTGCAATTGAGCGATGCGGACTTCAATAAACTTGCTAATGGTGAGAGCTTCGATGTGGGCGACAGTGCAGGTGAAGGCTTTGACATCTTCCACCATCTGCCCCACCACTGGTACAAGGGCGTGAACGACTACAAGAACCAACAGAAGTACATCGTCTATTCGACCACGGAGAACGAGCCGCTATCCACCGTGAACAACAAGCGCGAGGCCATGCTATCGGCACTGCTCTATGCGGAGAACACAGGCGTGTATGCTGACGAGGCAGAGGTAGGCACGGTGATAGACGAGAACATCATCACCACCGCTGCCAACGTGAACGCCTACCGCATGGACGTGGAGGGCATGAAGCAGGTGAGATGGCCGGGACTGAACCACGCAAGGCTCGGAGCCGTGTTCACGGACGAGAACGGACAGATAGTAGGCAAGTTCAACATGATGGTGAGCCACACCTACTTCGACTTCTCGATAGGCAACTACGTGTTCTGCGATGTGCCTAGCGGAGCGAAGTGGATGTACTTCACCTCGTACCGCGACATAGAGGACAGCCTGTGTCTTGCCGTTGATAGCGAGCATATAGAGGCCATAGAACCCGAATGGACGGAGCACACCGTTGGCGAGAACGACAGCCTCTTGGGAACATACCCCATCACAATAGACGGACTGAAACGACCAAGGAGCATATCGGGCGCGGTGCGCTCACGCAAAGGAGACGACACTTCGCAGACCTCGGCAGAATGGGCATACGACACTGACGGCAACCCGACAGAGACACCGACCGGGACGATACACTACACGGCAAAGGACTTCCAAAACAGTGCGCACATGCGCGGAGAGGGCTACCAGCTCCAAGACTACGAGCAGCACAAGGAAATCAGCAACCTGTGGTGGGCGACCCACGGCACGACCAACGAGCAGTCTGTTGTTGGCAATGGCGCACACGATGCCACGCTGAACAGCCTCGACAACATAGGTATGGCCGACACCTCGTATGTGGGCAACGCAATGAACTCCATCATGGGACTCAAACACTATGTGGGCTGCGACTCGGAATGGATGGACTACATAGCAGGAAACGTGCAGAGCTACGAGACGTTCTACAAGAACCGCTGTGTGGAGACCAACGATGACCCCATAGACTACAAATTCCACATCTACGACCCGGTGAAGAAAACCGAGCGTGTGGTGCAGAGTGTGAACTCTAACGGCAACTGCGTTGTGAGAGTGGTGCATGGAGCGAAGTGCGACATCTTGCCAAGCAAGGTGCATCAGACCGACACAAGCAAGTACACCACACACTATGCGGCAGGTTTGTGGTTTCCGGGCAGCAGAGGCCGCTGTGTTCTGCGGTCTGGCAACAACTCGGGTGCGAGCAGCGGTCGC